GAAGTAATATCAGAAGCAATAGAGGCAATGCTTGTTAATTCATCGCCGCTTGGTCCAACTTCTAATGCACCAGTAGTGCTGTGAAACTGAATAGTCTTACCTAAACGGCTGGCTTTAGCAGGAAGATCTAGCGACACACCCACTTCATAATCATTCAAAGATATAGAGCGCGATACTCGGTCATCTAAATCAGCAACCTGAGTAACAAGACGATCTAGCTGGTCATTTAAAGAAGAGGCGCTGTAAGATGCAGTAAGATCAGTTGTACGCTCAAGCGGTACATCCCTAACAATAGCAATCTCTGCGCCAGCAGTCTGTCCGCTATCTGTAGTAATAGATCCAGTTGATCCGCTGCCGCCTGTCACCGTGTACGCAGATGCAGACAGAACCGAGCCATCTACATATACAGTAAGGTCAGTGCTTGCAAAGAACTCAAAGGGAACTGTGAATACAGTTTGCCCTGATGTTGCTGTGTAATTAATACGGGGATTGTTGTCTGATACGTTGATTGCCATGTGTCACCTCTTCCTTGCTTTTCTCATAAAGAGACAAAGAAGAACAATGCACAAATAATCTAAGACAAATTACTGCCTGTTAGGCAAATAACCAGTGAGATCTTTTGCGGTGTCTTTTATTATATCACCAGTTGCCATTGTTTCTATAAGGGGCGTCATGCGAATAAGTCCTTTAGCGCCATCCTGCACATCACCAGAAAGCATTTGACCAATAGAACTTAAAACTTCATAGCTCCAATCAGCGGGTGCGCCGCCTAAAGAAACTAATGCACCAATTTTATCTGGTGGAGCTTGGAATTTTGGCTGAATAGGAAAGTTATTTTCTAATCCCATCTCACTAGCCATTGCTATGCCGCGATAAACCATGTCGCTATAAATTGCTGCAAGACCTGAAAAATCAAAAGACCTCATAATCTTGTCTTCAATGTCCATATCCTTCCAAGCCCAGCTTGGAGTGCGAGCATTTACAATCATATACCCAAGGCCCATAGCAACAGCCACATGAGACAAACGATTACGAACTGCACCAGAAGCATGGTTAGCAGTAATCTTACTCAAGGCACCCATTGTGTAGCTATAAAAAGTAAACGGCAAAGCAAGCAGCCCACTTTCCACCCTACGATAACCTTTAACTCTGGGATCAATAGCAGTTTCAAACGGGAGCATTTTGGCTAAATGTTCTGGAATATAAGCAACGCCACTCATTACAATAGGTTTGTCTGCTGGCGTACCCATAATTACTCTGTTCATAACACCAGAAGATAAAGCATTTCTAAATGCAATAACTGCTGCCTCGTCTGTCCAAGCCTCTGTATTTGGTAAGAATAAACCACCTTGGCTTTTTTCATAAGAAGAGTTAGCTATTTGTTTAGCTAGTTTTGGAGTAATGTTATATCTAGCTAAAAACTCTTTCTCAAACTTACTGGCCTTACCTGCACCCAGCTTAATAGCTGAGTCAATAATAGTATGACCGCGAAGCAAACCATCAAATGTTTTAATAGCTACGGTTACGGGGGCCAAACCATTCATAATATAAAAAGCATTATTTAACTTGTCAGGAATAGTCTTGCTAAAGACATCATTCGTAAGACTTTCCATGTACCGCAAGTGAGTTATGCCACGAACAATCTCTAATGCCTCACCAGCAAGATTAAGCTCTCTCTTAGACGCCTTTAAAGATATATCATCCATTGTACCAAGCACTGACTTGCCAATAGCTTTAAGCTCATGATCCATAAACAAAGACGCAGCGTCACCAACTGCTGCTAATCCAGAGCCGCCAAGAAAAGTCCAGCTTGTTGCTGTTCTAAGAAAGTCAGCTACTTTAGTATCTATAGCATCAGGACGTTTAAGCGTTGTGCCGACAACTTGATCGTATATCGCAACAAAGTTCTTAATAAACTTATTTATTGTAACTTCATCAACACCATCTTTAATAAGCCTAGATCTGTAATAATCTATTCTTCCTTCTAACGGCATTATCTGATTAGTTTCTGGATCACGAAAACGTTTGTGATACTCTAGTCGAGGGCCAACACGATTGGTGTAAGCAATCATAACTTCCTTAATGTCAGTCACGATGTAGTCTTTAATCAAGTGATTGGGAATATTAAGGCGACGAGATACAAGCGGACCGCTGCGACCAAATCCAGTAAAGATTGCATCAACAGCATCTTCGTCTGTTTCCCCAAGAATATTGTCTATAGTTTCGTTAGCCCTGCGCTCAAGGGACGCTGGGTCAGTTGCTAATTCTTGTTTCTTAAATAGCTTGTCATCACCCTTAACAATAATCTGTGGGTTTTCACGAAACCAATTCATTAAAATATTCTTCAAACCTTCTCGGTCTGATTCAATCTTACGGCGATTAAAGATACGCATAAGGTAATTATTAGGAGATTTAACTGACGGCATTTCATCCATCATATCCATAGCATTGTTAATTCTAGCTCTTGTTTCATCCATAGCCTTAGCAAGATCTTGCAAAGCGCTACGCATGTCAGCCGTAAGATCTAACTCCTTATAAAGCAAAGCTAGCTCATCAATTGATTTTGCATTTTGTATTTTATCAAATGCGTCATCAAATTGGCCTAGCAAGGTTTGCTTCATAACAAACTCTTCTTCTAAGTCTGCTTTAAATTTAACTTGGTTATTAGTAAGACCTCTAGTCGTAGCAGTTTTATTAAGCTGCCTAAGTTTATTGTTTATTTTTTCTAAATCTTTTGAAAGCCTATTCTGCTGTGGGCGCATCCATCGTTTGTTTTGCTCAACAATACTTTTAGTAACGCTTTGAAGCTCCATCTGGCGACCAACATTCTTCAAATAGTTGTCTTCAAAAAGATCCTTTGGATTAATAAGACCAACTTCTTCTAGTTCTTTCCCATATTGCTCAAAAAAGCTACGAGCAGCTTGGACTGAAGCTGCCTCCTGCGGTGTCATTTTTTCATACGGCACTTCATCAACCATTAAACGGCCAACATGATTATACCATTCATCAGGTGCAAAGCTATCCTTGCCTAGCTTGCGACGAACACGCTCTACATATTCTCCAACAGGAACATTAAAAAACTCAGCGGAACCACGCGGGCTTACCTCACGGTAGTTTTGATTGATAACATCGAGAGCTTTAAACCAATCTCCTTGACGTCTTGCAGATTCAGTAAACGCAGAACTGCCTACACTTTTGCCAAGTTGATTCATAGCATAAGGCATTCCGTTATCACCACCAAGCTGAAGCATATCCATCTTAGCCCAATCTGGTAATTTTATATCTTGTATAGTTGCACGAATAGGCGTTGGTATTGCCTTCATAAACCAAGAGTTAGTAAACCACTCACCTGTAAATGATAAGTCTTCGCCTCTTTTTGCTGGCTCATCAGAGACACTATTAAGATATTCTTTGTATCTACGACCAAAAGTTGCTTGCCTAGCTTGCGCAGAAATAGGTCTATTAAGCGCTGCTCCTATACCGTATCCAAGCAAGCCACCAACAGCCGTCGTGCCCATTGTATAAAGTGCTGCGTCTCCTATTTCATTTATTGGGTCTTTACCACCGCTAATCTCAGTAAGCGCTTCAGTAAGCGTAATGCTTCCATCTACAACTGCTGCATCCAGAGCGCCGATTTTAGCAAGGTTTTGAGCAGTAAGATTTTCTCCCCTCATTAATTGTTTTGCGCGAGCAATTTGTCTAACGCTACCTTGAAAACCTAAAGCATTAAGACTTTTGCCGAGATGCAAAGAAGCAGCAACACCACCGTAAGGAATAGCAATAGATGCATGAAAGCTAGGATCGCTAAGAAATAAGTTAAGGCCAGTAGAGCGATTTAATACGCTATAGTTATCTCTACGTTTTTGTATAAACTCTAACGCAGAGGTAAAGTTATCCTGAGAACCAATTCCAAATAAACGGAGATAACGAGCGTCTTCTTCATTAAGTCCCTGCTTTTCTATTATTGTTTCAACACGATCAATTGACTCTGGGTCATAGGTTGAAGCTTTTGAATAAAAGTTAAGCTGATTCTTTATTGGGTTAAACAGCCTTCCATATTGAGCATTGCCTGTTTGCCCAAGCGTAGGCACTGTAGATTGCACTGGCTGCCTACCAATATTAAACGGTTCTGCCTCTGGAACAACTATTTTCATTGATTTGGCTCTGTCATTTCTATTTGCAATGCATTGCTAAGAGCATTGTACGACTCTCTTTTTGCTCTAAAGATATTTAACGCCATATCATCATCGCCAAGTATTTTGTTAAACCTTCTTATTCTGTTAACATCAGATAAGAACATATCTTCAGTCATGTGATCTAAAGTTGCCTTATAAGTAATTTCAGCAATTACTTTGTCGCCATCAGGCGCATCTGCTTTAAAAGCAACCTGCAAATTATTAAGAGACTGAAATCTCATATCAGCTTTTCGATTAACTTGAACCCGTGGTTTTTCTAAAGTCAAAGCTGTGTCATTAACTATGATTGGATCAAACCCACCATAATCATTTATGTATCCTACTTCGTACATAGGTTGACCTTGATTAAATGAAGACACAACAGGCTTATAGCTTAGCTCGATATTTAAAGCTTGCAGTCCTCTTCTTAGCCTGTCTCTATCATTTAGTTTTTCACTAGCTCCAACGCCGCTAGTAAACTCTTCAACAATAGCTTTTGATGTAAGTAAAAGATTGCCGCCAATAATATTTGCAAAACTAGCAGCCGCTGCATCTAATGCAGTGCCACCTTTTAAAAGATCGTTAAACAAACCAGAATCAGCAATAAGATTAGTTACCTCTTCTCTATGCGCAATAATTTCAGAATCTGCAAAAAAATTATTTCTAGCGTATACAGTGCTGTCACCAATATAAGACCCAATAACATTAGGATCTGTTCGCATCTTTGATGTGTAACTATCTATTATAGAGGATATTGAATCTTCAGTAATTACATTGCCTCTTACCTTTTGCATCCGAAGCATTGCTAGTATTTCTTTTTTGTAATTATTGCTCATTGGATAAGCGTCTAATACTCTTCCAATGTTTGCGTTCTTAGACAACTCAAGGTCTGCCTTAATATCGGCATCAATATTGCCATCATAGTTTCTAAACTCAAGCGCAATTGATAATGGCTCTACACCTTCTGCTCGAGCAGACTGACTTATTGCAGAATATAAAGCATACGATTCTGAGCCAAGATATTTACGCATTGTATCTAAGCCAGTACGCCGACCATCTTCTGTAACAGCCTCAAGATTAGAATAGCGCTCAAATGCTTGGATGCCAGCATTTAAGTTATCTTCATTATTTGAAGTTAAGGCAGATTCTAAAGCAACTTTAGCAGATGGAAGAACAACACCTTGATTAAGGCCATCTACAATTTGTGGAAAATCAAACATATTTCCAGCAGTCATAACAACATCTCCAAACAATTGCTTGTCATAAAACGCTAGCTCATTAGGGCTAACATCAGAGATATTGCTTTCAATAGCATCTATTCTAACGCCATTAATGTATCTATTGTTTTGATTTGTAGCTGCTGTTAACTTTTTTTCTAAATAAGAAGACGTACTTGCAGGATCAAATTTATAAGCTTCTCTTAATAAGTCATAAGCCTGCTTGGCATTGCCTATTAGATTTGTTTCCTCTTGAGTTACAGCGTCCTTTAATTCCTCAAGATCTACCGTGGTTAACTGTATTTTATCTGCTCTAACTCTTGACTGAAGAGCAAAGTTTTCTCTAGCGGCAGTTATTAAAGTTTGTTGGGTTCTTTCATCTAATCCAGACGCTTCTATGTTTGACAAAGCAGACTGAAAGCTTGCATTTAAATCAGTAGAGTTTTGAAAATTAATCAAACTTTGACGCAATCTGTTTTCTTTTTTTAAGTCAGCAGTATTTTCCATCCTAGATAAGGCCGCACGTCTATCAGATATTTCAGTCGCAAGATTAGACCTTTGTTCTTGAGTCATCGTTTGAATCATGCCAGCTACTTTGTCACCATGGCTTCGTCCAAACGCATCTCTGTTGCCACCAATCAAATTAGCTATTGCTTGATAATCTGGTGATGCTTCATTTTGAAGCGCTTCAGATATAATGTCTAAATCGGAAGACTTCTTGCCAGCCACATCTAAATTCTTTTCTACCCAGTCAGCAAATAATTCTGTTCCCACCTCCTTTGCAATGTTATCATCTTCAATGTGTAATATCATTGTTGATATATCAAGAGGTGTTGTAGACGCACTTATTGTTGGAGCAAGCTCAGATATATAGTTGTTAACCTCAGACTGTACATACTCTTTGCTAATAGAAGAGAATGAATCTAAACCAGCAAGTAATGTTGGTATGCTAGTCGTTGTCTTTGCTTGTACAGCTAAAGCTTCCAAGCTATTATTTTCTATATTATTAGCGAGCCGAGCCATAATTGTTGGGTTTGTAAGCCCAAGCTTAAACATAGATTGATCTGAAGGTGAAAGTGTAGAGTATATATCTATGAGATTGTTATTTGCAGACAAGCCTTGAAGCCCATCAATACGATCATTAGATGATGCCCATTGCTTAAATGTTATACTATTTGTATTTTTTAAATCTAAATATTTAGCGCGAAGAGCGTTAGTTAAATCTAAGATTTCTTCATCAGATCCACCAGAAGCAACAAGATTAGCTAGCTTTTTTTCGTCAAGATAACCAGACATTAACTGCTGATTGGTTAATGCTTTTTTTGCTGCTTCAGCTTGTCTTTTTGCTAGAGATGCGTATGTGCTTGCAACATACTCAGAGCCAGCTTCTTGAATATATCTACTGTAAGGAGTTGCTTCCCCCTCTGAGTTGTACATTTCTTGTATATACTTAGTTATACGAGTTTTGTACTGATCGGCAGTTGAAGAGCTTGCGGCAAACTCTGAACCTTTTAACGCAAACTCATTAAGAATAGATTCTTCAAATCTGCGATCAATCATATTTTGATATGATCTAGCGGCAATAGTTCCAAATGATGCTGGAGGTGTATACGCCACAGGCATATTGGTATCTGGATTAATCGCTATAATTTTATCTGATGGCTGAGATTGCGCTGCTTGTTGACCAGCTTTTTCTGCATTTATAGCAGCTTCCCTATATGCAAGTTGGGAGATACGAGAGGCGGCATTACTAATAGCTTCGCCTACTTGCGCACCCCCAGCGTCTGTGCGAACAACTCCAACAGGCTGATTAAATATTTGTGTTTTTTGTCTAATAACAGCCATTAAGTTGTCACCGTTTTATATTGATAAATGCCTTGAGAAGCAGTGCCTACAGCACTAAACATAGCAGCTGATAAAGCATTCCTTCCGCGCCTTCTTTCAGCAGAAGCTGCCATATCAGCCTTAACACTTTCAAATTGAGCTTGTTGATCAATCCTGCTTGTATCATCAGCAACAATTTCTTGTTGTCTCTTTAAAAAAGCTTCAACACTTCTATCAGACGCAACATCTCTGCCAGCGGCTGAAAACGCAGCAATGTTAGTAGACCTTGCCATAATATATTCTTCACGCCTAGACCTCGATCTTTGTAGCGCTTGAACTTTATTTAATTCTTTATCTGTTTTTACTTGAAAGGCGTTTAAATCTGATGCTTCTTTTTGAGCGCGACCAGCAGCTATTTGACCAAAAACATTTAATGCTGATGATCCTACCATGGCTATTGTAAATGGGTCCATTAGACTATTAACTCCGCTACTATGCCATTTACCTGCATTGGTAATGGACTGTCTTGTTCAATGGTTACTTGAGGATTTCTATTGTAACCAAGCAATCTAACTTCTTTCTTGCCAGTAAAGCTTGAGCTTATAGCTGGCCTACTGTTTACCTTCATAGATTCAGTATTCTTAACATCAATAACAACATTAGTAATTCCCCTGACTTCGCCTGTGGCTGGGCCATTACCCATAGAGGAATCTACAGGATTGCTAATTACTTTGGCTGTGTACTTCTTGCCAACATAAACAATACTATTTGTATCAGGACTAGAAGAACTTAATGCACTTGTGTCTATTGTAGGCCCAGCAATTACTGTGGCTGTGCTATACTTTACAGCAGAACCTTCTGTAAAAATTACATCGACTGTATCTGAAACAGAAAATGATCTAAGATCTACATATCTTCCTGAAGATAAAGTTCCACCCACATCTATGGTTAAGGCAACGGATGATCCAGAAGCACTTTCTAGAGTGTAATAAATTTCAATAAAGTTATTTGAAGAATCTACGTCAGTAACAGTTTGGATTGTATTGTTTAAACTGGTTAGTGTAACTCCAGCGGAAGTGAAGATGCTATTATCTGAAAGGCCAGTTATATAAATTAAGTCGCCAACTGCAAGAGTAGACGGAGCAGAATAAAACCTTAGCTTTACTGTAGAAGATCCAGACGTCCAAACCCCTTGAGTGTTAAAGCCAGTAAATGTAACTGGATTATAAGTAACGCTAGACCAATTATCTAAACCAATGTCTGCACTAAACTCACACAAATGAAGCTTGTTGCTATAATAAACATTAGCAAACAAACGATTGTGTATAGCGCATACAGATGAAAATGTTCCATCTGTTGTAACTCTAGTCCAAGATGCTTTCTTTTCAGCCCTGTTGGAGCTAAACAAAGTTATCTCACCATTTGTCAAAGTAAAAGCTGCATATGAATCTGGAAGATCAAAACCGCTATGAACTACCGCTAAATACTTTGGCGTATCTATTAGATGAGAAGCAATAGTAGATATTGAGGTTGCAGTATATGCCTCCTCTGTATCTGTGTAGAGATATTCCCTGACAGTATTGCCACCCATTTCAGTAAAAATAGTTGCACCATCAATAGAAGTTGGTTGAACAAACTCACACCCATATGGTGTTTGCTTTCTGATCTGAGCATTCGTAGGCGTAATGGCTTGGTTTAAGTAAGTCGGTATATACAATTCACCGGTCGCAGTAAAAATCTGCAAGTCACGGTTAGAGATCATATATCTAATTTGGTTTACATCACCAGTAGCCGCAACAAGCTGAATAGAGTCAGAGTCAGCAGCATCACCTACATCAAAGTTAAAAAAGCTGCCAACCTTGCTCATCCAAATATTATCTGGCTCCCCTATGCTGCCACCAAAACAAAGTCTATTTTCATGAAAGGTAACCGCAGCAGGATAACCCCTTACAGAAGACCAAGACTGCTCATCCCAATCCTCAGTGGGCGCGTGAGTAACGATCTTAACATTGCCGCCCCCATCTTCTGAGTCATTAGAATTGGAGCCAGCAGTTATTGTATATGTATTCTCATCGATAATACTGCCTACAGTTCTAGCTCCATTTATTTGGCTAGCATTAATGCCGCCAACAGCAGAGGCCTCCTCAACTGTAATACTTTCACTACCAGAAAACCCATGATTTAAATGAGTTACTTCTATAATTGCTGTTCCATCGATTGTTCTAAGAGGATTTAAAACAGAAAGTCTAATCTTTAATTCATCAACAACAGTGCCAGTTACAACAGTAGAAGAAGTGTAACCAGTTATTTCAACCTCAGAGCCGCCATATCTAATCGTAGTTCCTACATGCCCTGCTACCCAGTATGCAGAACTTGTAGTGAGAGTAACGCCTGATCCTGTTGTTGCAGAGGGATCTAAAGTTACTCCACTTGCTTGAAACTTAGAATAAGGTTGATAGGTAACCTTGTTATCTGCTCTCTTATCAAAGCTATAAACGCTAATTTCAAATGCATCTAATGCAGTTCTTGTTAGCATTCGTGGGGCAAACAAGGGATGGCAAATAAACATTACATCGCCGTACTGAGCAAAGGTATATTCTTGCAAATAAACCTTATCAAATGGCAAAGCATTACTGCTAGTATCCTGAGTAATAGTTTGTACTAAGTGCAAGTCGCCAGCAGTGGTATAAGTTCCAGCGTTATCTAAGAAGAAGCAGCGAACTTTTTGGTGTTCAACAGAAATTACATAAGCTTCGTTATCATCAAACTCAAACTTAAATAAGTGAGACTGCTCTTTATAAGAAGCGTCATAAGTTATACTGTAATCATAATGATGCTTTAAGCCATAGCGTTTTTTAAGTGCGCCTTCAGAGGTAACAACCATATTCTCTACGCGCTGTGCAGAAGAAACATACACAGGAGAATCAGTTCTCATTATTAAGGAATCGCTTATTTCGCCAAACTGAAAGCTATTCTGTGGTACTCTAACCTTCTGCATTAGCTACGCCTTTGACTTATAAACCTCGAAGTGTTTAGCTTTTTAGTTGTTTGCTGCTGTGAATCAAGCCTACGCGCTCTCATTAAGAACTGCTCGCCTTTTTGCTCCATTAAGGAAGCAAGCTGTGCATCTCTAGCAACTGAGATGGAAAGCATAGCAGCCACTTGAAACTCTACAGCCATTGTAAAGTAAGGAGGCCAATAAGCCTCATCTGCTCTAAATATATAATCAGCTACAAGAACCTCAGTCTCGTTAGCATCGCAATAAACCTTATCTCCATATGTGTCATAGATAATAGGTTCATCGTTTATTGTTACAGCACTTAGCATAATAAGATCAGACGGAAGCTGGTAAGCTGCATCGTATCGACCTGTTGGTGTTTCTACAAGTCTACTAATCTGCTGTTGATTGGTGGCAAAACGCCATCTTGAATTAGTAAGCGCAGCGCGAGCAACATCCTCATATACAGCATCAACCACATCAGCTTCAGCCGTTCCCTCATCAAACGATTGAATGGGAGAGCCACCCATTAGTATAGAGGCTCGAGAGCATATTTTGATTGCTGTATTTGCTGGCATAAGAAGTTAGGGGGCTTTCGCCCCCCTCCTATTAGTTGTTGTCGAGAACTTCAAACACACCGTCATCATCAATAACGACAGAACCCATAGACATCATTGATGTCGCAAGGTGCGCTACTTTTTGCGGTACATAGTTGACCTCGGTTTGAACATCAGAGTTAATGCCAATGCCTACAGCACGAGCGTGGTAAGCAAAGTTTTTGCCGCCAGCTACCGCTGAGGTTGAGAAGATCTTGAATCCCAAGAACTCTTTCATTGTCATGCCACCAGCAAACGGAAGGCTTTGTGCCCCAACGTAGTCTGATGAAGCAAACTCATTAATGTTGAACAAGTCAGCAAATCCAGCAGGAGACATAGCTAAGTAGCGCTGTCCGTCTTCTGGAATATCTTCTGCACCAAATGTTTGAAACAAAGTCAGAAGATCTGCTTTAACAAGCGCACCGCCTGTGTCAGCAATCTGAGTTGAGTTTGCACCAGCATCCATAGCTGCCACAATCAAAGCATCAGTTTGGCGACCCAAAGCAGCAGCAGCAGATTGCGCTACAGCTTGACGCTCATTGATGTTGATTTTTAATTCATCCAGCTTGTCGATATACTCAGCTGCATAGTAGTCAGCCATAGTCGCTTCGACATTGGTGTGCGCTAGTTCCATTGTAGAAACATCGCCATTGCGTGTTTTAGTTGATGCGGTGCCTTTTCCAATTACTTGGAAACGTGCAGTTGAACCAGTCACATTGGTTGAGCGTACTGTGTTGCGGAGTTTAGAACCCATACGCTGATATGCCATGTGAACTTCTGATTCAAACTGTTTAATAAAGGCTTGGTCAATTGTATTAGCCATTTTACAGTCCTATTTTGAAGTTACAGTTGCCAACGGGTATCCACTCTTTCACTTCAACAAGGGTATCCTCTCGGGCCTTTCAGTGCGTTATGGGCCGTAATTCCCCATCGTAAACACTTTTTTTATTTGGATTGCAACGCACAAAATCAACGTACTTGTGTGGAGGTGATATACTTACACCTACTGGCTCAAAGCCCAACCATACTGCCCAGTCTACCATAAGCTCATAATCAGCAAGTATTGTCATAGTCATTTGAGGCTGCGTCTGCTCTAAATAATTAACCAACATTTGTGAGCCGCGAGCTATAGATGTAAAGTTTTCTTTAATTTTATGAGAGAACATAAAAAACATTTGCGGATAATCTTGATCTTCATTGTACCAAAGGCCACCAACTGCAGTAAATACTTCGCCCTCTTTGCGAACTAAGTAACACTCAGAGCATTCGTACATTTCTGTAATGGCTTGCTTAATATCCAGATGCCCAAGGATTTTAAGCTCTCTTATATTCTCATGACTTAGATTGGCAGCAACCTCGTCAATGTGATTAAGGGTAAAAGGGGTTAAGTAAAACTTACCCCTCTTAAGAATCTTAACCTCCATAAAGACGCTTAAAGCCTTCTTCTACCTGCTTAACATAAGCGGTGTCATTCTTATCCCAGTATCTAGGATCTTGCATCATTTGATCTAACTCGGCTTGAGTTGTTTGACCTGTTGGCTGAGTGCCATCAGAAAACGAACCATCCTTAGTTGCTTCCATGATTGCCTCTAGAGCAAGGATTCCCTCATGGCTTTCGCACATGCGCTCAATAGCTGGCAGGGATTTCTCAGGAAAAAACTTGTTTGCAAACATAGACGCTGCCTGAATGCGGTCATTTGCATTGTCGCCAAGTTTTGAAGCTTCAGCCTCAAGGTCAGGTTGGCTTCCATTAACAGCTTGGGCATACATCTCAATGCCCTTTTGAAACTCTTCTTGCCCATAGCCATTTTCAAATGAATGCTCTGACCACCACTGTAATAGCTCATTATCTACAGCAAGATCATCATCAACAATATCAGGAAGCTGATAATCGCCAGCAGAATCAGGCCGATCCCCAAATGCTTCAGTCTGTATTTCCTCAAGAAGTTTATTGCGTATATCTTCCTCTTTGCTACCTAGCT